GACGAGCTACCACGACCTGCCGCTGACGGTCTTTGCCCCAAGTAAGGCAACCACTAACGATATTCGCACGGCCGCCCGAATCGCTCAGGCCCGGCACGGGCTAAATCTCATCGTGATTGATTACCTAAGTTTCATCCGGCACCCCGAGCGGCGAATGGAGCGCCGGGAGCAAATCGGCGAAATCTGCAAAGAGCTGAAACGGCTGGCAAAAGACCTGAAAGTCCCGGTCATCGTCCTGAGCCAGCTCAACCGGATGGCCGAGGGCGAAGTTCCAACCCTGGCGATGCTGCGGGAGTCCGGCTCCGTCGAGGAGGATGCCGACCAAGTGGTGTTTGTCCACCGGGCCGAGCGGGTATCGACCGAGGGCCAAATCGTTGTCGCCAAGAATCGTCACGGCCAATGCGGCTGCATCAGCGTGGATTGGCATGGCACGGGGATGCGTTATTCGGTCGCCGAGTTCCGAGCGCCGCAGGAGCAGAATTCCAAGGGCGCTAAGGCTTGGAAGCCCCGGCCAAAGCAGAACTGGCAAACCGCAAAGCCGGAGGGCGAACCGTGGACAGGCTAACCGACGAGGAGGTGATTGAATTGTGGGAGGAGCGAGCCGCCATCATCGAGTTCGATGGCAAGCAGCCCCGTCGTGATGCCGAGCGCCGAGCGTACGCGCAAATCAAACGGGAGCACCGGCCAAATGAGAAGATGCCCGACGCGACAAGCGGCTGGCTGAAGAAGCGGGAGTCAGAGCGATGAGACAGTGTGAGTTTTGTCACGGCCGAGAAGCGGTAAGCGATGAGAAGTATTGCAAGCACTGCCGCAAAGTAGTGCTCAAGATGCTTGAGGATGAGGGCTATTTAGAGAAAAAGCCTAAGAAGTCACCGTCGCATACCGAGGAGCGTGACCGAAAGCAATTAACGTCCTGGGAAGCCCTTGGCGGGTCGGCGGAGATGAACGGAAGTGGTGACAGATGGTGACAAGTACGGGAGCGCTTGGAAATGGTCGAAGAAGATGAAAGCAATAACGGAAATCTTTGCGGCAACTGCCAGTTTTTTTGCCGCCGAACAAAACGGCCAAAAAAAGGCATGGGCGTAATTTACGGGCAGTGCCGCAGGTTCCCTCCTGCCTTAACCCCTTTCGTGTTTGATGACGGTTCTGTTGATTATTCGATAGGCGTGCCGGCTGGATGGGCTTGGCCTGCTGTTCACAGTCAACAATGGTGCGGCGAGCATAAACCAAAAACCGGACAAACCGGACAGGACAAGTGATTTGTCCCGTTTGTCCCGTTTGTCCCGATGGGTTATTTCGAGTTGACTGAGGTTCGATAGCACCTAGCCTATAGCCGCTTTTTGGCGTGTCTTGGGGGTGTCTCTATAGCCAGAGAGCAATTCTGGCTAAGGGAACAACCCGATGACTACGTTCGTGCCTGCGGCGGAAGCCGCCTCTGGTGTCGATGCTGCTCGCCTGTCCCGTCAAGACGTGATTAACGCTTGGCAATCGTTCGAGGAGGCCGTCACTGTCTGGGAGGAATCAAAGGCTCCCGTGCTGGTCGAGTGGGAAGGGGGACTATCTCGCTCGTTCGAGATGCTGGAGCCGGCCGTTGTGCAGCTCATGCAAGACCTGCAAGACGATACGGTGATTGACAAGTCGGCTTGGTCGGTCGTCCTGGCGATTGATGAGTTTATTAAAGCCACCATCGAGTGGGCTGAGCAAGTCAAGCTCAACGCCCGGGGGACCAACCCAAGCGGCTCCAAGGCGGTCTGGGACGCCTATCGAGAGGTCCGGCCAGCAATGGAGGACCGGCTGCCGGAGAAGCTGGAATCCGTGGCCAGCCTGCTTTCCCTTCGGGGAATCACGCCCCAGCAAGTCGCGGTGATTTATGACTGGTACGACAGCGCCGGCAATCCTGATGTTGACCGGGTGGAGGAGGAGCGAATCAATCCGGGCAAGCATACCCAAGGCATGCGCAACCCCGCCCGAGTGAAGCGCGAAAAGGAAATCGAGGAGCGATGGAAGAAGCGGTGCGAGGAGTTCGGCGGGTACGACCCCAGCGTGTTTGATGGCTCGGAATCGACCGAGAAGCCGGAGACGAAAGACCGCCCAGCGCCGGAATCGTTCGAGGAACTGCTGTCCTATGAGGGCATGACCTTGGAGCAGGTCGCCCGAATGAAACAGGTTTCGATTGACGAAGTGCGCGAACACGCTCGGGAAATCGCCCTGATGAATACCGATGTAGCACGCCTGATGGGCGCGGAGCTGGCGGCGGAGCGGCTGACCGTTGACCCCACGAAAATCGCTCGCAAGAATCAGCTCGAAGCCGCCGTGATGGAAACCTATGCCGGTCTCGAAACAAACGAGCGGGTTTGGGCGATGATGGACGATGGCTGGAACGTCGGCCGAATCTGCGCCGGCCTTCGTGCTCACGGCGTCGGTGTGTCCTATGAGGACGTTTTGCGGTACATGAGCCAGAAGCCCGAGGTAACGAGTGAGCCAGGACAAGCCGGACAAGCCGAAGAAAAAGAAACGGCTGGCCAACCCGGTCGCAAGCAAAACGCAAAGGGAAGTCGAGTACCGCGAAAAGCAACTCAAGGCGCTTGAGCTGCTGGCCGAGGGCTACACCTACACGGAAATCGGCAAGGAACTGGGCTGCTCGCCGGTCATGGTGGGCAACTATGTCAAGGACGGGCTCGGGCACTACAAAGAGCGAATCGCCGAGAGCGTCGAGACTCTGGTTGCGATGGAGTGGCGGCGGCTTGAGCATCAGGAAACCAAACTTTGGCGACTGGTGCGGAGCGCGGAAAACGATGCCTTCGACAAAGACGGTAATCGTGATTACAAGTCGATAGCCACGCTTTACGCTCGCCTGCAATCGCTAAACGCCGACCGATTGAAGCTCATCGAGAAAATCGACCCGGGCGCGGACTTGTCTTTGGATACTCGGGTTTCGCTGGTCGTTGTTCGCAGTCGCCAGGAATTGCCAAAAATCATCGAGGCAACAGAGTTTGCCCAGAGGGTATTGCACGATGGCCTTTCTGCCGAGGGCGAGGAAAAGTCAGAAGCAGACGGTTGAGCGGGTCAAGCTCGCTGATGGGTCAATTCAGACCTATCACAATGTCTACGACAAGCAACTTCAGTTCATCAACAGCCGTGATTTCATTACGGGTTTTGTGGCTGGTCGTGCTTCCGGCAAAAGCTACACCGGCGCGCTGAAAGTCTTGCACGACGCCAAGGATGGCTGGGAAATCATGGCTGTTTCGCCAACCTACGTCATCGCCGAGGACACGACGTTTCCGACGTTCATCGAGGCCGCCAGCTCGGTAGGCCGGCTCATCAGAACCAAGCTGAGCCCGTTCCCGAGAGCCTTCTTCCGAACCGATGACGGCGGCCGGGCGGAGATTGCTTTCCGCTCGGGAGAGGACCCGGAGAAACTTCGCGGGCCATCCAAGCCGATGCTTTGGATTGACGAAGCCTCGATTTGCCATCAGGACGTGTTCAAAATCGGTGTCGCCACCTTGCGGTATCGCGGGAAGATGGGCCAATGCCTGCTGACCTTCACCCCTCGGGGCCGGACTCACTGGACATTCAAAGAGTTTTTCGACCAAGTGGACGCCGGCGAAGCTGCCCGCCTGGCTGGTGTCGGCCTGCACAAGTTCGGGGATAGCTGGTATCGACAGAAAAAAAACACCAGCCTCATTCAGGCTCACAGCTCGGAAAATCCGTTTGTGGCCTCGGAGTACGTTGACCTCATCAGCGGCGTTTACACGTCGGCGATGCGCGAACAGGAGCTGGCGGGCAAGTTCGTGGACGTTGCCGGCTTGTTGTTCTCCCGAGAGAATTTCCGGCTCATCCAGCCGTTTGATATTCCCCGAGGCGCAATGCGAGTCCGCTACTGGGACCGCGCCGCGACCGCTGGCGATGGCTGCTACACTGCCGGCGCGCTGCTTTCGATGCCGTTCGATAGTCGGCCGGCCCGAGTCATCATTGAGGACATTGTGCGCGGCCAATGGCACCCAGCCGACCGCGACAAAGTTATGCTTGAAACCGCCAAGCGAGACGCGGAGAAGTACGACGGCGAAGTCATCATCTACATCGAGCAAGAAGGCGGCTCGGGCGGGAAAGAAATCGGCCAGATGGACGTGGCTAAGCTGGCCGGCTTTCCCGTGTTCCTGGACGTAGTGGGAGGCTCACGCAACCGGAAGAAGGACGGGATTAACCTGCCGGGGCCCGCCAAGGTCGTTCGGGCGATGGGGCTGGCAGCCCAAGTCGAAGCGGGCAACGTGGCAATCGTCAAAGGTCCGTGGAACGATGCCTATCTGGATGAAGCCACCGCCTTTCCCGAATCCAGCTACGCGGACCAGATAGACGCTTGTTTCCCTTCCGGCGTTTTGGTGGATTGTGTTGACAGGCAAAAGCCTATCGAGGCTATTCAGCCGGGCGACGTTGTTCAAACTCGGCAAGGACCGCGAAAAGTGCTGCAATCCGGCCAAACTGGATTAGCGGTTGACCTGATAGAGATTGGATGCGACAACGGGAGCGTTGTTCATTGCACTAGGAAGCATCCTATTTTCGTTGAGGGTCAAGGATGGGTAGCCGCCGAGGATATAGAAGCCCAAATGCAATTACTGGCAGTCGGGAAACCGTTGAGTTTGATGGATATTTGTTCCACCGATACCCAGACCATCCCAGAAAACACCGGCGACGGTATTTCTACGGGGCAAGAGGGTTTTTGCATCGGTACGTTTGGGCGAAGCATCACGGGGAGATTCCAAGCGGCTGCGTTATTCATCATGTCGACGGTGATTTCAGCAATAACAACCTCGAAAACCTCGCCTGTATGCCGCTCGGAGAGCACTCCCGAAAGCATTGGGACGCGGGCGATATTCAAGCTAACTCGCCTGAGTGGATGGCGGAGATTCGCGGCAAGGCTGCTGAGTGGCACAAGAGCGAGGAGGGGCGAGCCTGGCACCGAGAGCACGTCAAAAACAGTCTCACGAAACGAAAGAAACTGCCGGGGTTGGTTTGCAAAGGCTGTTCAGCAGAGTTTGAGAATTACTCAGGGACTAAGTATTGCAGCCGCAAGTGCGCCGGCAAGCACCGGGTCAGGGTTCCGTCAATCGACAAGCAGTGCCCTTGCTGCGGCCGAGACTTCAAAGCCATGCGACGGGAAGCCAAGTATTGCAGCAAGTCGTGTAACAAGCGTGCGTATCATCAAGCTCGCCAAGCCAGTCGCGGTCTACAATCTTCAGGTTGAGGAGCACGAAGAATACTTCGCAAACTCAATCTTGGTTCATAACTGCTCGGGGGCGTTTAACAAGCTCGCCATCCACTGGCAGGGAGAAGCGCAAAGCCCGGAAAGGCTTGCGCCA